TCGTAACTTTGGTTATAGTGTTAGCTAAGATGCACGCAGATATAGACACACTAAAACAGAAGGTAATAACCTTATTTGAATTATGGAACTCTAAAAACAAATGAAAGCTCCACAAAGAAGTTTAAAGAATTGGGGAAAGCAGAAGTGGCGTACCAAGTCAGGTAAACCATCTACGCAAGGTCCGAAAGCTACTGGTGAAAGGTATCTTCCTTCAGCAGCAATTAAGTCGCTTAGTTCCGCTGAGTATGCAGCTACAACTAAAGCAAAACGTAAAGGCAGAAAAGCAGGGAAGCAACACGTAAAGCAACCCAAGCGCATTGCAAGCAAAACCAGATCATATAGGAGAGTGTAATTATGTCAGACGCTAAATTAGCTAAAATGCAAAAGGATATAGATAAAAAAAATAAAGAAATTGGTGTTTTAGAAAAAAGACTTAATAAAAAAAACTTAATAGGGATATCATCTAAATCTAAATTTAAAGAAGGTAGTTCTATTCGTGATCGATATAAAAAGAGAAAAGAAAGATTACAAAACGAAGTAAAACAAATAAAACAAGATCGTATAGAATTAAAATCTAATATGAAGTTAAAAGATAGACCACGTACACAGCCAAAATTTGATACTACTACTGGAAGAGCAGTAAATGAAAGTGGGCGAGACTTTGAGAACAAAAGTCAGCAGGTTTCAGCTGCTGCTAAACAAAATAACAATAACAAAAAAAATAATAATACCACAAGCTCATCTAATAACTCCTCAAATGCACAAGCAATAAAGGATGCAGCTGCAAAAAGAAAAAAACAAAAACAAAATACTGTTAAAAAACTAAAAAACTCTAAACAACCATTTAAACCTAGAACATTGGTAACACAAGCATCAGATGATGATGCAGTACAAATAGCTAAAGAAGGTAGTGCAAATAAAAAAACGGTTGTAGATAATTTAAATAAAAGTGTAAAAGGTGGTCAAGATACATTAAAAAATAATCCTCAAGCTAAAGGTGTCGGTGGTAAACGTAAAGCTGCTGAAGCTATGGCAACACTAGAATCAGAAGCAAACAAAAAAGCTAAAGATAAAAATGTAACTAAAAATAAAAAAGAAGGTATTGGTGCAAGAATTGCTAGGGCATTAAGCGATACATCTAATCAAGAAGATTCAATGGACCCAGATTTCAATCAAAAGTATCATAATTTAAATAAAGGCGGTGCTGTTAAAAGGAAATACGGCATGAGAGAAGGTGGTTTCACCAAACGAGGTGGGATGTACAAGAAAGGTTATTAATGTGACTGAGCAACAAGAAGCTTTTCTAAATGCTTTGTTTGGGGAAGCGCAAGGTAACTTCCGTAACGCTATGAACATTGCAGGTTATGCTCCAACAGAGTATCCTGCTAGACTCATTCGCCAAATGAAGAGTGAGATAATAGAGAGAGCAGAGAATATGTTAGCAGCTAATGCTCCTAAAGCTGTTCTCTCTATGTCAGGCATACTAGATGATCCTAGTGCTTTAGGTAATAGAGATCGTTTAGCAGCTGCCAAAGAAATCCTAGACCGTACTGGTATAGTTAAAACAGAGAAGATCGAACATAAGGGCGTAGCTTCTGCTGTTGTGATATTGCCTCCCCTAGAGGAAGATGATGACACTCAAAAGGATTGATCATGCAAGTCGTAGAAAAATTAAAGCAATTGGTAAAATTCCATACGGATATGATTATCAAGTTGACAAAAGGAATGTGGCATGGTATATGCCTAATGAAGCAGTCCTTAGTAAATTCGATGAAGCGGTTACTCAAATTCGTGAAGGTAATCACTCTGTACGAAAGGTGGCGGCGTGGTTAGAAAATGAGACTGGTAGAAAACTTTCTGCTACTAGGTTACACAAGTTGGCATGGACTGAAGAGGAGTTGGATGCTAGGAGAAAGACTCGCAGACGCAAACTATCTCCCAAGCAAAGAAAAATCGAAGACCTTAAAAATACCGAAAAGCAAACACGAATCAAGGCAGAACAAGCGAAGAGACGATTAAATAAAGAGTTAGATACAGGTAAAGTTCCTGAAGAATCTATAGACTTTACGGACTCTAAGGAGCAGCAACATGAAGTTATTTTTAAACCAAATCCTGGACCCCAAACACAGTTCTTGTCTGCTAATGAACGTGAAGTTTTCTATGGAGGTGCAAGAGGTGGTGGTAAAACTTACTCTCTTCTTATAGCTCCATTAAGATATGTACACAAACCTGCTCATCGTGCATTGCTTATAAGACGCTCGATGCCAGAACTAAGAGATGTTATATTCCAAACTCAGCAGATATATCGTAAGGCTGAACCAAAAGCTAAGTTTAAAAGTCAAGAAAATACGTGGTACTTTCCAAGTGGAGCTAGAATAGAATTTGGGTATTGCGAAAACTTACAAGATGTGTTAAGATATCAAGGACAGTCCTATTCATGGATTGGTATAGATGAGTTACCTCAGTATGCTAATTCAGATATATGGCAGTTCTTAAAGTCATCGTTACGTACTACAGACCCTGATATACCACTGCATATGAGAGCTACAGGTAATCCAGGTAATATAGGATCAGCATGGGTTAAGAAGTTATTTATAGATCCTGCTGAACCAAACACTAGAATAACTGAGAAGATAGAGTATGAGCTAGATGGTAGAACACTGTCAAGCGAAATAACAAGAAAGTTTATAGCAGCATCAGTATGGGATAATCCGTATCTCACACAAGATCAAAGTTATGTTGCTATGTTGGCATCACTACCAGAAGTAAAACGTAAACAGTTTTTGTATGGTGATTGGGATGTAGTTGAAGAAGGTGCATTCCCTGAGTTTGATAAGACAACGCATACGTGTGATAGTTTTGAGATACCGAATGGATGGACTAAGATAAGAGCAGCAGACTTTGGATATGCAGCACACTCAGCAATATTATGGGGTGCTGTAGATTTTGATGGTTGTTTGTGGATATATAGAGAGTTGTATGTAAATCGTTTGACAGCAGATAAATTAGGTCAGATGATTATGGAGGTAGAAGCTGATGATGGTAGAATACAAGATGCATTACTAGATAGTTCATGTTGGGCTAAGAGAGGCGATGTAGGTCCATCAATAGCTGAAACTATAAATAAAGAAGGATGTAGATTTAGGCCATCAGATAGATCACCAGGGTCTAGAGTTGCAGGTAAGATAGAGTTACATAAAAGATTAATGATTGATGAAGATACTGGTGATCCTAAGATAAAGATATTAAAGAATTGTAAGAACCTGATCAGTCAGATAGCAGCATTACCAGTGGATGCTAGAAACCCTGAAGATGTTGATACTAAATCTGAGGATCATTTATATGATGCACTAAGGTACATGATAATGTCTAGACCTACGAATATAAGAGTAGCGTATGAAAATACACCTAAACACCGTTACCAAGCATCGGATGCTACGTTTGGATATTAGATGTTTTGGGCATACGCTGGTATGATACTTGGATTAGTACTTATTATCGGTGTATTTGTTTATAGTCATTGGTATTGATATGAAAAAACCTAGAAATTATAAAAAAGAATATGTTAGAACTCAAGGAACTGCTAAAGGTAAACTAGATAGAGCAGGTAGAAATAAAGCTAGAAAGATGTTAAAACCTCCGAAAGGTATGGAGGTACATCATAAGAATGGTAATCCTAGAGACAACAGAAGAAAAAATTTAGCAGTTGTATCAAAGAAATTAAATAGAACCTTGCAGCCAAAAAGGAAAAAATATGGTAGACAAAAATAAACTAAGTGCATTAGAAGATGGTGACACTGAAGAAGAAACCTACGATAACTTAGTTAGTTATGTCAAGGGTAGATATGAACGTGCAAGAACTAGAAGATATACAGATGAAGAAAGATGGGTACAGGCATATAGAAATTATCGTGGATTGTATGGTCCTGATGTTCAGTTTACCGAAACAGAAAAGTCAAGAGTATTTATTAAAGTAACCAAAACTAAAGTACTTGCTGCATATGGTCAACTTATAGATGTTCTATTTAGTCAGAATAGATTTCCTATTGGTATAGAACCTACAGCATTACCTGAAGGTGTGTTAGATACTGTTCATGTAGATCCAAAAGAACGAGAACAAGAAGATGCACTAGAGCAAATAAAAAATCAATATGGTTATGAAGGTGATGGTTTAAATTTAGAACCTGGCACCACCACAGATATGCTCAAAGAAATGCTTGGTCCTTTAAAAGAAGACCTAGAAGATTTAGAAGGTCTTAAAGAAGGACCAGGACAAACACAATCTGCTATTACATTTCATCCATCTATGGTTGCTGCTAAGAAGATGGAAAAGAAAATTAAAGATCAGCTAGAAGAATCCTCTGCTACTAAACATCTAAGGCACTCTGTATTTGAGTGTGTGTTGTTTGGTACTGCAATAATGAAAGGTCCGTTTGCTGTAGATAAAGAATACGCAAACTGGGATGAAGAGGGTGAGTATGATCCAATTATTAAAACAATACCAAAGGTAGAGTATACTTCTGTGTGGGATTTTTATCCTGATCCAGATGCATTTAATATAGAAGATGCTACGTATACAATTGAACGTCATCGTTTAACTAGACCACAACTAAGAGCATTGAAGAAACGTCCTTTCTTTAGATCTAAAGCTATAGAAGAAGCTATTGGTTATGGTGAAAACTATTCTCAGGAATGGTGGGAAGATAGTATACAAGATGCTGAGACTGCTTCTGACTTTGGAAACGATGGTCATTCTGCTGGTAGTGGATCTGGTGATGTAGAACGATTTGAAGTATTAGAGTTTTGGGGTACAATAGATAAAGATATAGCATCACTACAGGATCTAGAGATACCAGAGAAGTATATCAATGATGATGAGATACAGATTAACTGTTGGGTATGTAACAATCAGATCCTAAGATTTGTTATCAACCCATTTACACCTAAACGTATTCCTTACGTTGCAAGTCCATATGAGATCAACCCATATAGTTTCTTTGGTGTAGGTCTAGCAGAGAACATGGATGATACCCAAACATTAATGAACGGTTTTATGAGATTAGCAGTTGACAATGCTATCTTATCTGGTAATCTATTGATTGAGGTAGATGAAACAAACTTAGCACCTGGTCAGGATCTTACAGTATATCCTGGTAAAATCTTTAGAAGACAAGGTGGTGCGCCAGGTCAGGCTATCTTTGGTACTAAGTTTCCAAATGTGTCAAGTGAAAATATGATGTTATTTGATAAAGCAAGAGTATTATCGGATGAATCATCTGGACTACCATCGTATTCATACGGACAAACTGGTGTGCAAGGAACAGGTAGAACTGCATCAGGTATATCTATGTTGATGGGTGCAGCCAGTAATTCAATACGTACAGTAATTAAAAACATGGATGACTATATGTTACGTCCAATGGGTGAGGCAATCTTTGCATTTAATATGCAGTTTGATTTTGATCCAGAGATACGTGGTGATCTAGAAGTAAGAGCTAGAGGCACAGAAAGCTTTATGAAGAATGAAGTTAGATCCCAGCGTCTTATTAGTTTCTTACAGATTGCAAGCAGTCCTGTACTAGCACCATTTGCTAAGTTCCCATACATCATGCGTGAGATAGCAGCAACTATGGATCTGGATGTAGATAAGGTAACAAACAATCCTGAAGAAGCATTTAGACAGGCGTTACTATTACAACAAATGCAACAACAAATTGTAGAAG